ATGACCGCACACGCAAAGCTCGCATCCGCTCACATTGCACAAGGCGGTAGAGTCTCGCTTGAGCGGTTGCCGACCAACACGACAACCTCGAATCACGCCGTTCACCGCTGGTTCAATTTCATCGCCGGCTTTTCGCCAGAGCTGGTAAGAGCGTGCGCTGCCATGACCCCGGAGTCACCGTCAGCGCCACTGGTGCTTTTGGACCCATTCGCGGGATGCGGTACAGCGCCTCTGGCTGGTCGCATGCTGGGTCTCAAGGCAATAGGCTACGATCCCCACCCGTTTTTCAGCATAATCAGCGAAGCTAAGGCAAACAGTCATCGTTATTGGACAGATCTGCCTCTCATACGGACCGCGATTGGTAATGGGCTCAATAAGCGTGGCGATGCAGAAGGTTATCTATCTACGTCGGCATTCGCATTCCTAAATAAAATGTTCAACAAGGCCGACTTGGATGCTCTTGTCGGAGCGCGAATATCTTTGCAAGACGAAGGTATGGGAGAACACCCACTCGCTATCCTCGTGCTGTCTCGTATGATTGATTATTCGTGCTTTGCGGCGACGGACGGCATTTATAAAGCTCCCTCGTCAACGAAACGTGCACTGTCAGCTACTGCTTCGTTTTCAAGAGTTCTAGATACAGTTGAGTCCGATGCGTTAGAGGCGCTTAGCGGGGTAAACGACGCAAAAATATATGCGAAATCGTCTGAAAACATGTGCGAAATCGAGTCAAAATCAGTTGACCTTGTTGTGACGTCCCCGCCATACCTCAATAATTTTGATTTTGCTGAGATGACTCGGATGTATCTTTACTTCTGGGGTATGGCAGATACATGGGCGGATATCAGTTCTAAGGTCCGTTCTAAGCTCATTGTAAACACTACAACCGCACTTCGCGGTCAGAAAGAGCTGCAAACGACATACCGAAACTCTTTGCCATTTGGAGTAGCGGAGGAAGCGGCCCAAGTCGTTGATGAACTCACATCGAAACGATTAGTCAAAGCGGGTAAGAAAGAGTATGATTTCCTGATCTATCCCTACTTGAGTCAGATGCAGAATGTGTTGCGGGAATGCGCGCGCGCGTTGAAAATTGATGCGCCTTTCCACATGATGGTCTCTGATGCAGCGTTATATGGGGTCTACATACCAGCTCCAGAGTGGCTGGGGACTATCATGAGGGCCTCCGGCTTCACTGACGTGCAAGTTGAGATGGTGAGGCCAAGAGGTCATCGCTGGGTGCTGGATAAACGGGAAGGCTCTGAGCGGGGCCTGGGTGAGTATTACGTATTTGGAAGGGCTGCTTAATGCACACGCTATATCAATTAGCTGACGCCGAGATCAGATCGTGCATTGCGGATTACCTTTCCTTAGCGTCCGACACCAACGGGTTTACAGCAGTTAAAGCCGAGCATGTCGATACGGATAGGAAGGCGGTTATCTTGCTCGCTGGAGTGAATGCATCCTTGGAGGATACATCACCAGCGGTAGTGGTCTTGGAATGGGAGAGGCGTAGGGCGGTTCCGCTCGACGTAGAGTCGGGTATAACAGCGGGGGTTTACACGAACATTCGCGGTGCAGGAATTAAGTACCTTAACGAAGTTAAGTCTGGCACAAATGGGTTTAGTGTTTGGTCGCCGGACTTCATCCGCAATAACCCGCATACCCTTCCATTGTTGCAGCACTTGGCCGGGATATTTAGCAAAGCCGCGCTTGTGAAGCAGGTGGGCAGCGTTTCAGACAATAAAATCTCGGGACCAGCGGCTGTCCGCCTCGCAGCTGTTCTGGAAGCCAGGGTGATCCCGGATCAAATCCGTGAAGGGGAGATTCTAAAGCGCCTCGAATCCACGTTGGAGGGCATTGTCCGTGACCTCATTGGACGAGTAATGCTTGAGTCGATTGTCGACAGTGCACTGAGAGATGCAGGCGTTCCGTTCAAAAGGGAAGATGAATATCCAAATCTCACTGGAGTTGTTTATAATTTCCGTGCTGATTTCGTCGTGCCCGATGAGAACGATCCCCGTGCCTTTATTGAAGTTCGCAAGTCTTCTTCTCGACATGCCTCTCTTTATGCTAAAGACAAAATGTTCTCTGCCATAAATTGGAAGGGTCGTCACAAGAAGATGCTGGCGATACTTGTTGTTGACGGCGAGTGGACATCAGAAACCCTGAGGGTGATGGCGAACGTGTTTGATTACGTCGTCCCACTTCGACACGTTAATGATCTAGCGAAGTCAATTGCCGAGTACCTTGCGGGAGATCGTAGCAAGTTGAAATGGCTAATCGAGTTCTCAATAAAACCAGCTGGTAGCTCAGGATCATTACAGTAGGGCTTTGGGCGAAGGCGTAAGGAAGAGCGCCACTCGATTTCGAAATCGCCAGCGCGGGGGTATTTTCTGGGGACCTGTTGAGGTCGATGCACTATTAAGGTATATTGCCTTGACCTCAGTCACTGCGTCACTGAACAGTTTTTCTTTTCTATGCGCTGGATTGCGGCGCGGCTCACCCCATACTGCTTAGCCAACATGCCGAGGGACGCGCCCTGTGCGCGGCCTTCGATCACCGCTCGTTGCTGATCCGGGGCTAGAGTGGACGGACGCCCTAACGCCTTCCCCTGCGCCTTTGCGCGCGACAAGCCGGCTTGCGTACGTTCGACCAGCAAGTCGCGCTCGAACTCGGCGACAGCCGACAGCACGCCCATCGTCATCTTGCCCGCTGCGCTGGTGAGGTCCACACCGCCAAGGGCGAGACAATGCACTCGCACGCCGATCGCTGCCAGCGCCTCCACGGTGGCGCGCACATCCGTCGCATTGCGCCCCAAACGGTCCAGCTTCGTCACGATCAGCACGTCGCCATCCTCAAGGCGATCGACCAGCTTCGCGAAGCCCGCGCGTTCCATGGCGGCGACCGAACCCGACACGGTTTCGGCGATCACCCGGCGCGGTTCAATCGCAAAGGCCGCCGCCTCAATCTCACGGATCTGATTGTCGGTGGTTTGCTCGGCGGTGCTGACGCGGCAGTAAGCGAATGTTCGGGCCACGAGAACGACTCCTGTATCGAAAGCGTATCTCGGAACTAGCAGTGTACCGGAACTATCGTCAACCTATATTCCGATACATGTGGTGCATCTGGCACGTAACCGGTCGTTTCCGATACAGGCGTGGTCGCCGTTGTGGGTCGGGTGCGGGATAGCTGCCAGCAGTATATGGCTGGTGCGACACGGTGGAAACAATTGGCGCGGCCTTCCCGCGACGCGGAGCCCGGCCCGCCATGAACTCCGGGGTGGGTTGGAGCGGCGGGCTAAAGGCGGCACGGTTGCATTTCTGCTACACGGCTATCTTGAAGGCTTCACGCAAGTCGACAACTCGCTTTGCATCTATCTTGTTCTCAAACTTCTCGATGAGCCTCAGGTAGAACCGCGAAACGTCACTGTCGCTTCCTATCCAAGAAATCTGCCGATTGGTCTCGCCGGCTGTCAATATGCGATCCGCATCTGACCATGTAAGCGCGTCGAACAAGGCCTCTAGCTTTGCAATCGCTGCATGCGTTGTGGCGAAAGCCGCAGAATTTTCTAGACTGTCGACTGCGGCATGCCTCTCAACATCAGTGGCAAGATTGACGCTCGGGAAATGGCTATTTAAAAACGGCCGCAGTTCTTCATGGAGATACAGCGTTCCGGTCTTAGCTCTGCTCCACTCAGTCTTGAGGAAGTAGTGTGGCTGGGTAGCACTGAGAGGCGAGGCGAAATCGCCGTCCTTTGAAATGACGTGAAGGTCACTTCCCTCGGGCACACCGGCGAGTAACGCCTCCCAATTTATTTGGTCCCCGTGAGATTCCTTCTTGCCCGGCGGGTTCCCGACAATCCTACGCTTCTTCGCCGCCTCGATTATCTCGGACGTCGTGATTATCAAGTTGGCCTCAGCGATGAGATTGTCAAATGTTCTATCAGCGGCGAGCTGTCGGCTTTCCGCATCAGCTCTTGCCTTCTTGAGCAGCGCATCCCTAGCTCTTTGAAGGCCTTTCGATGCCTCACTGTACTCTTTTGCTTCGTTATACGCAGACATATATCGGGGGACACCCGGGCTCTTTCCGCCCTTCTCGAACTCTCGCGTCGACTCGGCGATCTTAGCCTCCCGATTTCGCTCGAACTCGTAGACGACTTGGTCCGGCACGTGCAAAATTAGCTTTTTAGCCTTCGCGAGCTCCGAAACTATTTTGAGCGCCTCGACATCATCTTTTGTATAGGCATAAAAGGCAAGAAAGACATTCGTATCGATAAAAATGTGCTCTGCTGCCATTTTGCCCCGCCCATAATTTGGTTGATAAGGGAGGCTAACTGATCCCAGCATTGACTTCAATCAGCGCTGCACCGAAATCATCCATTCCTGCGCTGTCCCGCTTGGACACGTCGCGACTCTTTTTCGCCAGTCCAAGCTTGATGAGGTTGGCACCTAGCAGCGTCACGTTACGGCGGTAGTTTTCCTGATCGACAGCCTTGCTTGCCAGCAAATCCGCAGTCGCCTGTTCGCACAGCATCGCGAGCGTCGCTGTGTTCATGAGCAACAGGCGCTCCGAGGCAGACGGGTTGCGTCCAAGCTGGTCCGCTAATTCAAGCCCGATCGACCGGAAGCGCTTAGCCTCCATAGTGCGCCCGTCGATCTTGCGACCAGCGACGTTCATGTCGAACGTGATCGCCTCAATGGACACGTTCACCTCCGCCGCGTGAGCGAACACGCTTTTTTAGCTTCACGGTCTGCGCCAGCTCCTCCTCAACATACGCGAGCACGCCGGATTGAACGCAATCAGGGTCAAGGCCGGCGTAGAGGCAAACCTCCTTGAAATCGTCGCCAGCCTCGCGAAACCATTCGAGCGCTTGCTTCTGAGACTTGGCACCCCGGCGGCGATCGTCACCCGCTTGAAGCCGGCCCACGGCTTCGCGGACAGCGCTCAAGATGACGCTTACAAACAAGCGCTGCTCGCCGGTCATCTGCTCACAAGGATGTTCTGCACGGTCGATCTGGATCATGCCGCGTTCCTCAGAAACGCCTTACACCGACAACCGGGTTCAAGGGGCGGCATGAAGCATGGTCCCAGCGGCGTCGCAAACGGCTGGTTGAGGGGCACGCCAGCACGGTTCATTCCCGGCACCTGCGCATGCGCAAGGCGGACACGTTCGTCACCAGCGGTGCGCCAGTAGCGGCGTTGGTCGGCGGGCAGCGCGCCGAACCGTTGCGCGATCTGCCAGCCAGTGAGCTTTGCGGCTTCGGCGATCTGGTGCGCAGCGTTGCCGGCGACGGCTTTGGTGCGCGCGTGCCGCAGTGCCTTGGCGTGACGATCCAGTAGCTTCTCAGCTTGGTCCGAGTTGATGCCGGTTCGCAGTGCCTTAGCGAGCATCTGGCGCTGTGCGGCGGTGATGCTGCCCCGTGTGGCGGCGAGGATTGTGTCAGCGTCCCAAGAGGCACTGGTGGCGCGGACGATCAGGGCTTCGCGGAGCACGTGGAGCGAGCGAGCTTGCGCGAGCGACAGGCCGACGACACGCCGTAGCTGGGCCGCGCGGCTGGCGGTGTTACCGCGTACGGTGAGCATCCGTTCGGCGGTCTCGCGAAGCGCTAGCGCGCTTTCGTGAAGGTAGGCCGCGCGGAACGAGCGAATGGCGCTGTCGCGGGCTGCTACGGCGTCTGCCGCACTCGTATTTGCAACGTGGCGGGCCTGTGCGGCAGCGAGGGCCGCGACGGCAGCGAAGAAAGACGCGAGCGCCACCAGCCCGCCGCCAGCTTCCAGCGCGTCACCAAGCGAGCCTTGTTCGGGATCGTCGGTGCCGATGAAGGTGGCGAGCTGGTCGGCGTAATGGTCGCGGGCGTCCGGGCCTTCCTCATCGGCGTTCGCCATGAGCGCCGCGAGCATCGTGGCATCCCACATAACCAGCACGTCATTGATCGCGGCGTCGATCGCCCCTTGCAGCTCCGCTTCCTGCCGTGCGGTGAGCTGGTCAATCTGGTCGATCACAGTAGCACCTCCGCGACGTTGGCGGACGATGCACGCAAATGGGGCTCGATCAGCCGGCGAACATGCTTCGGCAGCTCGTCGGCGATCGTGGGGAAATACATAGTCATGCTGTCACCCAGCATCCGCTGCATGACCGGGGCGCTGGATAGCTGCCCCTGCGTCAGAAGATAAATTGCCAGCTCGACAGATGCCGCGACGATTGCGGGCGGCGTTTCAGCCGTGAGCGGGTAACCATGCGGGCAACGATCGGACACGCGGGGCCACGCTAGCGATTGAGTAGCCGCGACCGCCCGTCCCTGCCAACGCATACGGTCCAGCAACGACGTGGCGGTGATAAGGGCTTGCGCCTGCGCCAGCGAGGTAGCGCCGCTCCATGCGCTGGAAAACAGCCGCGTGGCTGCGATCTCGTGAGCTTCGGCGAAGCTAGCATAGGAGTTCACCCCGGCGATAATCGTCCAGGCGGGTGCGGTATCGGTCACGTCAAATATACCTTGTGGAGAATGCCACCGAGAAGCGTGCGCAGCTCAAAGCGGGCAACCCTGATCTGGTCGCCGCCGGGCAGTTCGAACGTTTCACCGATGATGATCGGATGGGGGTGGTTGATGAGCCACACAACCGCGGTCGCGTCGGGCATAGCCTCGCGCGACGCCTGTCCTAGCAATTTGCCGGGGCTGTAGGTGACACGCGCGCGGTGCTCGGTGAACTCACCTTCCTGTGACTTGCCGAACACGTCGCGCTTGCCCGCATGAAGCTGGCGCACGGTGTCGGTCATCATAGGCAGCAGGTCGGCAAGCATCGAACACCTTGGAATGAGGACGCCAGCCGCGCGCCTAGGATTAGGAGAGAAGACGCCGCTGGCAGTCGGGGTTTTTCATGCGCGGGCACTCACCGACTAATCCCGCTCCGGTATCGCACCGGCCCTTGCCCTCCTCTCGACGCGCGGCGGACAACCTTTCCAGCGCCGAGAGTGTGTGAGGAGGTTCTGTTGTCCGCCGGGGTGAGCTTATGCCGCCTTGATGCCCTTGAGGCGGGCTGCGGCCTTCGGATGCTTGATGACGAAGCCGGAATACCACTCCGTACGCGTACGCAGCGCCGGCTTGTCATCCACCTCGCCGAGGTCACGCGCTTCGATCGGCTTCGTCTGGATGCCGTGTAGGGTGTCTGCGCCAAAGCGGACGGCGTAGATGCTGGTCGTGGCGGTGGCGGTGCCCTGCGCCTCATCGAACGCCAGAATATCCGCGCCGGTCTCATCTTCCTCGATCAGGCCGAATGGCACGCCAGCATAGCCGTCCAGCTCGCGGCCGAGTTGGTCCGTGCTGATGGTAAGTGCGTTCACCGATCGCGCGAGCTGGCGCGCCTTGCGACGAACGGTCTTGTTCATGAGCAACAGAGAGGGCGTGCCCCGCACTGCATCGACCAGCTCGTCCAGCATCTCCAGCGTCAGCACGTTTCCGTTCGTGCCCGCCGACAGAACCTGCGCCCCAGTAAGCCGGCGGTTCAGGCCGTCGAACTCCTTCGGGTTCTTCGACGTATCGCCGTCGAAGAACGTGCGCAGCCACGTGAGCGTCGCCGCCTTCGCCTTCATGCCGTCGTGGATCGCGCGAGTGTCGTTGTTGCCGGTCTGCATCGCGATTTGGGCGACGTCAAAATCGCTGTCGCCGCCGAGGATCGTGAGCGTTTCCGTGAGCGGGTTCACGACGCCAGTAGACTCTACATAGCCCTCGTTGAAGCCACGGAACGCCACGCCGGGGAGCGACTGTTCGCGGTTGTAGGTGTAGGCGTTGCCGGCGATGTTGATGAACGGCAGAGCAGCGAGCACCGGGTTCTCGGTCGCGAAAATCTCAACAATGCCGGACGTGAGCTGGTCGGGGTTCAGCTTCGCCCATTCCGAAATGGTAAGCACTTACGGGTATCCTCTCTAATTATCGTCTTAGTTGCGGTAACCGCCAGCCATGCGGGCGAAGACCGGCAGGGAGGCGGGATCAACGGCAACCGGCGTGATCGCCGGCTTGGCGTTATCGGTCGCGGGCACCGCCGGCTTGGCGTCGAACACGCCGGTTGCCTTGGCGGTGTGAAACCATGCGAGCTGGTCGGCGGGCGTCAGGCTAGCGGGTATCAGGCCGCGAAGATGCTCCGGCACGGCAGCAAGCACAGTCGATGCGGTGTCGGCGAGCTGCGCCTTGAGGGCGGCAAGCTCAGCGATGGCGGGATCGGGGGTCGGGTTCTCGTTTTCCATGTCAGTTCCTAGAGAGGCAGCGCCAGTGCGGCGGCTTCGTCGCGGCGGGATTGAAGTTCGCGCAGCGCGGCGGCGCGATCGGGAAAGCCATCTGGATTGAGGGCCATCAGGGCGTCAGCCGGAGACCAAAGCCCTAAGTCGATCTTGTCCCGGCTATTCGCGAGCTGTTCGCTCTCGGTGAGCTGGTCCTGCAATTCGGCGAAATCGACCGCTATCGTGGCGTCATCAGGGATGGTGCCGGGAAGATGCGTGTTCACCACTGCCTTGAGCACCGCGAACAAGCGGGCTTCGGCGATCCGCCACTGTGCGATGTCGTCCAGTCGCTCCTCACGAAGCTCGATGCGCCCCGCGTGTTTGGCGCTCCCGGACTCCGCCACCTTCGACAGGTCGAACACGTCGCTTCCCACGCCGTGCGTTGCGGCTGTCTGGCGCAACACAAATTCAATCGCGGAGAGGATCGACGCGATCGGCGAGTTGGGACTGGCGAACCCGAACGTTCCACCTTGAGGCAACGCGATTGCGCGATCCGGTCCAAATTGCAGAACCTCGTTGGCGCTAATGCCGGTGGCGAACGCTTGCCCATGCGCCTGCGTCTCGACCGATCGCCACAGGTTCGCCAGCGCGACGTTGACGGCGTCCTGCGCCTCAATCAGGTCATTCCCACCGGGTAGGAAGAACTGGTCATCCGGCAAGCGGTCGAACAGCGACACGAACGGCAGAACGCCGTAAGGGTTTGCGTTGCCGGCGTTACCTTCGATCCGGCGCGGCACGCCGCGATAGTTCAGGTGACGATAGCCGGTGGCGGTCCAATCGGAGTAGCTCACATCTTCGGCGCGGGTCGCGCCGTGAGTGAGGATGACTCGTTCCGGGTACTCGGGGTCGCTGTAGATCACGTCCAGCACGTTCGGGGTCACGACGTTCAGCGTCGGCGTGCCGGTCGCATCGTTAAAGCCGACTTGAAGCAAGCCCGTCTTGCATAGCTTCACATACCGCGATGCCTTCTTGAGCACCGCGTCAGCGTTCATCGCGCGATAGAGCGCGTCCATCGTCGCTTGATCGACGCCGGTAAACACTCGCCGGGGCTGGATGCGATAGGTGTTGGCGCGACGATTAGTGATCGCACGCACGACATTGATGCTGAAGACTCGAAACTGATCGGGACGCGACCAGCGGCGAGCGATGAGCTTCAGCGTCTCTTGGGATTGCTCGTCCAAATAATAACGAAGGCGGCGCGCGCAATCGTCCTTGCGATCATGCGACGCGGATGCTATCCGAACAGTGTCAGTTGCGAACAGCACCTTTACTCGCCAAGCTCCAAATAGACGAAAGTGGTAGTAGTATAACTTGATTCTGCTTGTGAGTCACGAACTTTGTTCATCGTGGCACCGTATGTGCGCCAACATTCTTCAATTTCATTGTGGCGAAGACTTTGAAGGCGACCGGCTGGACCGGCTTGCGAGCGAGGTAAGCATCAAACAGGCGGGAGGCTTGGCGCATCGAGCGACACTCGCGCGCGCAAAGCGGCACATGAGCACCCCCATTCAGCACACACGCCGCGATAGCTGGTCCGCGACCGTGGCAGTTGATGCCCTCAATCTCGTACGGGTTTAGCGAGACATGCCGGAGTGAGTGCGCGGCCCATGCGAGCGCGTGCACGAAATCGTCGTGTGCGCCGCGCGGGTGCGTGAACTTGGGGACGGAGGCTTCGCCATCGGTCGCCTTCCCGTCTGCCTGCACCTCGAACACGGCAAGCTCGGCAAGTAGCTCTTTGAAGGCGGGATGGATGTGCAACCGCTGCTCTGCGGCAGCCTGATACAGGCCCATGAAGGCTTGATACTTCGTGCGACGGGATGGGTGGATCACCTCCACGCCGGAGCTGTAGGGCTGTGTCCCAGCCCAATCCGCCACGTCCTGCGCCCCGTAGGACTCCAGCGTAGCGCGACTCATGCCGTAGCCGCGATGGTAACCCTCAAACCGGCTCTTGATGCCGCCAAGCCGGCCAAGGAACACGCTGTCGGCGTCCAGCACGAACAGGTGCTCCTCATCATCCAGGACGATCTTGGCGACACAGGCAGTGACGGTGCGGTCACCGTGGCGCGACCCGCCGAATGCGCGGTCCAAGCCACCACCGACGATGTAGGCAGACCCGGCGGCGAGCGCCTTCACGTCCAGCGGATACTCGTGCGTACACGCCGCCAGCATATCGGCGGGGAACAAGGCGCTGGTCGCATCACCCCAGCGGTTCAGGTGGTATAGCGCAAACTCGTGCGGAAGCATCTGGCGTGACAGGGAGCGGAGCTTGCTTTCGCTGATCCACGGCGGCGCGTTTCGGCATGCGTCGTCCAAGTCGGGGTAAGCGATGTGACTGAACGCGATCGACATGTCGGGGTCGGTCGGGTGGTTCGCAGCCTGATACAGCTCGAATAGCTTGTTCGACTTCGGCGAGACCGTGCTGTCGATCAGCATCAGCGAGCCGGCGGTGTCCAGTAGCGAGCCGGCGAGCGCCGCGAACACCTCGTCTCCGCGCGGGGCGGCGTGCAGCTCCGACACCTGCGCGCACGACAGCTTCTTGCCCCATAGCGCGGCGGGGTTGGCGCTGAACGCCTGAATGGTTGAGCCGGCGGTCGGGAACTCGACACGATCGCCAAGCACGTTGATCGTGCCCGCCGCGACAAGACGCTTGAGCAAAGGGGTTTGCTCGAAAGCCTCACGGATCGAGCGGAACGCCGTGTCGACCACCTGCTTCTCAGAATTGGCGACCACAGCGACGGTCTCGGTTTGCCGGGTGAGAAACCGCCACACGATAATCATGGCGGAGGTGACCGACTTGCCATGTCTCCGGGGCCAACAGAACACCGCGACCGACACGTCCTTACCGTCCAGCGCCTTCGCGATCTCCGCAGCTTCGCGGGGTCCGGGAACGAACGGGGTGAACCCACCAGTGCTCGACCGAACGCGCGGCTGCACGTCTTCAAGAAACGTGAAGAAGCCCGCGCTGCCGGAGCGCCAAGAGGCAATCGACGCGGCGAGGCTGGACGTGGCAGAGGAATTGGACAAGCGGACGGACTCGGGAGCTGATGTGGAACGCCGCGTATTCGCGGGATCAGCCTGACGACGCTCGACTTGAGCGGCCCTTGTCCGGGCTGGACCGCACGCGGTCCGTAGAGTTTTGGTGCCTAGCGCCGCTGCGCGGCTGGTGGCTCATCGGTGTTCAGCGTACGCGCGCTTTCGTGATCGCCGCAAACGCCGGAGTTTATGGCACTCCGGGTTCCTGTGGATTAACCCGATCCTCAAACGGGGTTCTCGGGATTGCCTCGAACCTCATCATCGTAGCAACTTCGGCATAAAAATGGAACAGGCAATTTGCTTGCACTCCGAGGTTGTTACCTGAAACCTCAAGAAATAAGCGAGCTGTCACGAAGTGACGGCGAGCTGATTACCCGACCGAAGGGAGGGTAACCGTATCAGCTATCTATTTATCGCAACGCCTATCGCCACGCCTTCGGCGTGACGATAAGCTACGCCGTCGCGTTGCGACGGCTTGCTTCGTCTCTCGCTTCGCTCGAAGGCAAAAACACCCCCATCTGTGTCGTCAAATGTTTTAAGAAATTTTTGACGACACACGTTTCGAACGGGGTAAAAATGGCGGATTAACGCGACTCCGATCAAGCGTCTTCATCCAAAATCTCGAAAATCACTCCGTTCAAAAATTGTCCGGGTGAACGGGGTGGAATTGGCTCATCGGCGGGCAAGAACACCGCCCACACAGACCCCTGCTCCTCCAATCTCGCAACGCGAGAGATTGCCTCATTCACCCGAGGTCGCAAGGATGTAGGGGACATGCCGTGATCGCGGCCTAGCGCAACCAAAGCACGCATAACGTCACCGCCGGTGATCTCGCGTCCGCCCCTGCCCTCCATCGCCTCCCGGACCTGCCATACATCGCAAGTGACAGCGATCATGCGATCAGAGAGGTTACGCAACCAAGTCGGTGCGCCCGCCGACCGCGCGGCACTCATAAGCGCGTCATGACGCCGATCACGCTCGTCACTTAGCGCCGCCAGCGCGGTCGGAGTGGCCGTTTTAGCCAGCTTCGTCGTTCGGCTCTGTTGCGCACGCTGCTTGCGCTTACGCTTCGCGTCTTCCGCACGCTGCCAAGCCAATGCATCCTCATTGTCGGAGCGCCAGCCGCGTTCCGCGCACGCAGTCGCAAACTCGGTGAAGGTAGGATGCTCATACCGCTCGGTGCCGCCCAGCCGCTGAGTGGCTGCTATCCACGCGGCTCGCTTTGCAGCGATGCCGGCATCCATCTCCATACGCTGCTCGGCGAAGGTGCCGCACGCTTGTCGAGAGGGGCAACCCGCACACCAGCGCGGCGGCCCTTCCTCGCCCTTATAGGTCAATCGCCGGTCGAACTCTCCGCGAAGATACTCAATTGGGCTGGCGAAGCATGCGAGCTTACCAATCGGCTTGTGGCTGATGTCTCCAGTGGCATCGATAGTTACCTCGCGGCAAAGAAGAGCCTCTTTACGATTGCGGTAGGTTTGAACACGCGGAACATGCTTGCCGTCACGGTGGATGTACGCTATATTATTGGCGATCATTGGTTTTCATCATCTGGTGATCTTTCCTAAAGACAAACTCGCCCGCCGGTTGATCCGGCGGGGATTTTTCTATTCGTAAGAATATCCCAAAGTCGCCAGAAAATCAACGACGCGTTATTGAACGGGGTGAACTAGAGGAGCAAACCTCCGTTCCCGAACTCGACCCCATCAAAACGCACCTGCACAATCACCGGCGCGAGGAAGCGGACCGTACCCTGCCGCACAGCGCCATACCCGGCGGTCGTGCTTTTCTGGTCATGCCCCAGCGCAACGGCAATCTGGTCATCAACCAGCCCGACCTCGACCCGGAGCCGGTCTGCCAGCTCGTGGCGGAAGCTATGCGCGCCCAAGCCATCAGCGCCTGACTTGACGCCGATGCGGGTCAGGTAGTCACGCCAGAACGCAGAGGGTTCGGCCCCGAGCTGGTCACGATCGTTTGCCACCAGCTCCGGGAACAACCTGCTGTCGCCGCCGGCCTTCCGGCGTTCTTCCACAAATTTCACAAACCCCAGCTCAACGAGCTTGGTGTGCGCGACCGACGCACGCGATTGCCCGGACTTAGTGGTCTGCCCCTTCGCTGGTGCATGCTGGATGTCGATAACCCACGCGCCGCTGTCGTGCTTTGACACGTCCTCCGCCCGAAGCTGCGCCGCCTCGCCGATGCGCATGCCGGTGAACAAGCAAAGCAAGGGTATCCAATACCGCCAATCGTTCGAGCAAACCTCGCCGGGACGATGCTCTTTGCCGTCCGCCTCAAACCCGCTGAACAGAGGTGATGCCAGAACCTTGTTGAGGCGATCCGTCCCGAGCGGCGGGCGCGGGTTTTTGCCGCGCACCTTGTCGTGGAACAACCCGTTGCACGGGTTCGACAAGTCCCAGCGCTCCTTGATGAGCCAAGCGAACAAAGGCGATATGGTCGACAGGTGCTTGTTGACCGTCGAGAGTGCCGTGCGAGGCATTTCAGCCAATCGAGCTTTCGCAGCCGCTTCCCGCATCGACAGGCCGCGCATATCGGCCCTGTCGCGCCATTTGGGCGGTAGCTGGCGCAACGTGTCGCGGTAATCGCGAACGTGCTCCGGCTTGATCGACGTGATGGCGCGATCGGTCCCGACGAACGCGGCGAACTGCTCGATAACCTTGCGGTCTTGCTTAAGGGTGTCGTCGCGCTTGCGGCCTTCGGCAAGGCGCTGCTCGGCGTAGCGATCGAACAATTCCAGCAACGTCTCACCCGGCTTCGCCTTATCAGCCTTCCGCTGACGTTCCTCCCGGATAAGTGCACTTCGAGGCTCGACGTCTAACTCGCCGGAATAGCGGCGTTGGTGGATGGCCAACGCTTCAATGGCGCTTTCCGCCAAACCTGCGACCAGTGCCTCATACTCGGTCGTGCCGGACACGATCGGAAGCGAACGCGCACTAATCATGCGATCCGCCATCGCCCGGAAGCTCGCGTCGTCACCATCAGCATGCCGGCGGGTAAGTCGTCGAAGGTCCGCCGCCCGCTTCGCCATCTCCGCGTCCTGCGCTTCATCATCCGCCGGGAGAGCGCGGCGTTGATCTTCAAGCCGCTGCAACAATGCTTCATGCTGCGCCAGCACCAGCGCGGGGACACTCACGTCACTGGTTGGGCGCAAGAGCCCTGCCGGCATAGCAACTACCTCACCCCGTGCGGTCGCCCACTCCCGCTTCCATTCGTCCAGCACCGCCAGTGCGCGGTCAGAGGCAATCCGGCGGTCAGTCGTGCCCAT